TAACCCCGGTGGTATACTCTAAGTAAAACGAGTATACTATCCGGGGTATTTTTATGACTGAATCCACTGAACAAGAATTAGAACAGCCGCAAGAAGACAGATTTGATGAGATCATCCTCAACGAAGAGGACAAGACTTTCGTTGATAACCTTATCGATCGGCTTATATTACTGTGCAATGAATTACTCCCTGATGACGACGCTTTAAGGCCGTATCAGGTTGAGTTCGCCAGGAGGATTTTCGAGTCACTGATTATCGATGACGGTGCTACTATGACTGGCTGTTTCGCACGTCAGTCAGGCAAGTCAGAAACATTGTCTTTGGTTACAGTAGTTGCCTGTATTTTCCTACCCAGGCTAGCTAAGGTATTTCCTAACTGGCTTGGCAAGTACAAGAATGGTTTCATGGTAGGTGCTTTCGCTCCAGTAGATGAGCAGGCGGATAACTTGTTCGGAAGAATTACCGAACGAGCAACATCTGACAGAGCTTTATCACTCATGGATGATCCTGATCTCAATGAGTCCGTAGTGTCAAGAGGAAGAATATTAAGGTTCACTTCTTCTAACTCACTTGTAAGGAAAACCACCTGTCATCCTAAAGCAACAATTGAAGGTCGTACCTATCATATGATCTTGATTGATGAGGCTCAAGGTGCGGATAAGGTTGTAGTTGACAAGAAGATTGCTCCTATGGGAGCTGCTACTAACGCATCCATGGTAATGACTGGTACTCCAGCGTACACTAAGGGAGTTTTCTATGACACTATCCGAGATAACAAAAGGTCAGAGGCAAGAGGGGCTAAGAGAAACAACTTTGAGTATGACTGGAAGACCGTAGCCAAATACAACCCTCAGTATAAGAAGAAGATAGAAGGACCATACGGAGAGAAGAACAGGCTGGGAGAAGACAGCGATGAGTTCAGGCTGTCGTACAGGATTCAGTGGATTCTTGAAAAGGGTATGTTCACAACCTCTGAGAGACTTGACTCTCTTGGAGATACGTCTATGCAGTCAGTTGTACACGCTTATCACAGGACTCCCATAGTCGCCGGAATTGATGTCGGGCGTAAGCAGGATAAAACGATTGTTACTGCTGTGTATGTCGATTGGGATAATCCTGATCCTTTTGGGTTGTACTATCATCAGATACTTAACTGGCTTGACTTAGAAGGACTAGACTGGGAAGAACAATATTTCAGGATTGCCGAGTTCTTGTCAAACTACAACATATGGAAGATAGGAATCGATGTAGGAGGACTAGGAGACGTGGTTGCGCAGAGAATGCAGATTCTTATGCCTCACGTCGAGGTGATACCTCTGGGATCATCTAACACAGATCAGTCTCAGAGATGGAAATACCTGAAGCAGTTATTAGATCATGGACAGATCTCTTGGCCAGCGGGAGCTAAAGTCAGAAGACTTAAGTGCTACAAGAGATTCAGGACGGAAATGGAAGATCTTGAAATCCACTTCAAAGGGCCTTATGTACTGGCAGAAGCACCCAAGGTTGTTGACGCTCATGATGATTATCCCGACTCATTGTCAATGGCCTGTATCCTCTCACAGCTTGAAAGCGGAGAAGAATCAGGAGTTGTCGAGGTTTCATCGAATATTCTCTACACTAAGCCGCAGAAAGCAGGAGGCGGCTATCTCCATTCAATACGGTAAAATGGAAGAGTAAATTTATATTTAAAATGGAGTAACTGTGGCAACAAATATGTGGACATGGGGCATTGATTATAAAGGTCAGCCCTTAATCGATGCCTGGTGGACACCAGGATGGACAGCTCAGAATGCGGATATAGCATCCGTACCTGTACCTCCTAATTCTTTTGCACCTCCAGGATTCCCTTCTAATCTTACTTACGTAACTGTAGTAGGAAGTTATTTTGATACTATCGCTGACCCTATGTCAGGATACCTGACATTCTGGCCGTCATCAGCCTTGACTTTTAATCAGAGCGGCGCGATAACTTACATGCCTCAAAGATATTCAGGAGTAAATCATTCTCCTATAGGAATAAACCAGATGGGCAGCGAGAAGATATACCTGTGGTACGGTCAGCTATCTGTATCTTTACTGGCAACAGATAATGTCAACATGACACCAGCGTCTTTTACTTACCATGTGAAAGAGAACTTCAAAGGAGGGAATCAGTATGATATCACTGTGCCTTCTGCGGACTCTAGTTCTGCTGTGAGCATATTCAACTTGATTATTCCAGGTTCGGTAAGACCAGTGGAGGAAGATTTCAGGTTCAGCCAGTCTCAAGATGACGACACGATATTCATCGCTGTCACTTCGTCTCAGTATCTTGCTGTTGATATTACTGCTATAGCTGCTGGTGTAGGTTTTAATCCTACAGCGTTCCCTGTAAGTTTTGCTTTCATGACTGGAGCTAGTCAACCTGGAAATAGTGACTGGGTTCCTGGCGGTTGGGCAAATACAACTAGCGAGCCACCATTTGTGGCTACTGTGCTTATAGGGCCGAACGGGCACGCATTATCTCAGGGCAGATATAAAGTTTGGACTAAGATAGATGCTACTCCGCAAGTACCAGTAACACCAGCGGGGTTTGTTGAGATTTACTAATGATACAATTGAGAAGTAAAAATAATTCTTATCGATAAGGAATTAACATGGCTCAAGCAGCACACATATTTCCGAATTTTACACAGCAAATGGGCCTTGGTTCTAGCTCGTCTACTCCCGTTAATTTGTCAACAGACACACTAAAGGTGGGACTAGTAGCATCAGGTACTTTTAACTGGGTAGCCTCAACTCAAGCTTACACAACCGTATCTCAGTTCCTGACTAATGCAGGATCAGGCGGTGGTGGAGCTTTAACTGAGGTTTCAACTTCAGGAACAGGTTACACAAGACAAGCTCTGACTTCTGTTACATACACGGAAACAGGCTTAGTCTCAACTCTTACATGCGCCAACCCTTCATGGACTAGCGCAACATTCTCATCAGTCTATGCGTTCTTCTACGATTTCACTGCCGGTGGTTCGTCAGACACCAACGGAATTGTACTTTGCTACTGGGATTTCGGTGGTACTCAGACTGTAACATCAGCAACATTCACTCTGACAATTAGCGGCTCAGGTCTAGCTACCTGGACATCTAGCTAAGGATTAAACAATGACTTTCTTCTCTGGTACAGTATCAGAAGTTATATACTCAATGCCTGCTGCTGGTACAGCTCTGGCAACATCAACAACTAAGACTGTTATCTCATCAACAGGTTCAGCAACTCTGCCGGCGTTCCAGTTACCAACTCCGCTATGGCAGCCATCATATGCTGTAGGTCGTGGTCTTAGGGTTAACTTCGGTGGTACATTCGGTACAACAGGAACACCGACACTTCAGATCTGGCTATATCTAGACACTACTCAGGGAACAGCAGGAACAATTCTTGCTGCAACTGGAGCACTGACAGCACCGTCAACTATCTCTAACGGTAACTGGTACGGTCAAGTAGATCTAGTGGCAACAACACAAGGTCTTTCATCTAACGTATACACAGAAGCAGTGTACACAAACGGATTCCTTTCTCTTGGTGCTGGTAACAACGCAGCAACAGCAGCAGCAGCAACTTACATGATTGGTTCTCCTGGAGCGACAATCTCATACAACCCTCTTTCAACTAACTACGTGGAAGTATGGGCACAGTGGGGAACATCATCAGCTTCAAACACAATTCAGCTTACAGAGTTCATGGTTTCTGGCCTGAACTAAATTTAATTATTTCAACAGCCTTTTACCGGATGGATAACATGCTAACTTCGGCCTGTCCGGTAAAAGGCTTGTTCTTTTTAAGGTAAAGAATGACTACTCAGACCTTTACCTCAAGCGGTTCCATAACATTCCCCGCTGGTGTTACTTCTGTTATCGTATCTGCTACTGCTGAAGGTGGTAGTGGTGCTATCTCAGCTCATGGCTCTCACTCTGGAGCTGGTGGTGGCGGTGGAGAATTCTCTCAGGATACTGTAAGAGTAACACCTGGAATTCCTTATAGTTTTACTATCGGAACTGGCGGTACTGGTGTAAATACAGTATTCACTGGTGACAACATAACTGTAACCGCGAATTTCGGAGGATCTACAACCACTACCACTGGTGGTACAGGTGGTACAGGTTCTACTAATGCTATTCACTTTGATGGTGGTGCTGGTGGAGCAGGTGGAGGAACTAATAATACTGGTGGTGGCGGTGGTGGTTCTGCTGGTTCTGGTTCTGCTGGTGGAATTGGAGCAAGTTCAGCATCAGGTGGAGCAGGAGGATCAGCAGGAACAGGAACTATACCTGGTGCTGTAGGTGCTTCAGCACCAGGAGCTTTGAATCCTGGTGCTGACGGTAATGCCCCTGGTTCTGGTGCTTCTGGTGGTGGTTCTGGCGGATCAATTAATCATGCTGGAGGTACTGGTGCCCCCGGTCAGATAGTATTCACGTATCAAGCAGTCTTCCCAGGATCTCCGTTAGCAGCTAAGCCTGCTATAACTCCCCTTGATATAAACGGCGCAAAGTTCCAGAGAAGAAGTCCAGCTAGTTATCCTGGTGTTTACATACAAGGAATAACAGCTACCGATACTGTAACAGCCAACGTAGGAACACCTGTTGTTAACAGGACAGGATTGGCATCTGCTGTAACAGACAGGTCTTTCTTCGGTAATGTAGTAATACAGCCAAACTATCAGTATCCTGCACCTTTCCCGGTGAGTCTTCCTTACCCTATGAACCTTACTCTAGGTCCGTACAGGGTACAGGCAAGGTACAACACTAACGTAGCTGTTCCTACAATCGTAGTCTTCGGCATAACAGCTCAGGCAGCGGTTTCTGCACCTTCAGATTTCGGCTTCCAGTCTGTCACTCCTGGTATATTCTTTAATCAGTTCTCCTTTGCTAATAATATTCCTTACCCGCTGAACATAATAAACAGGGTAAG